ATGAAAATTTCAAAGACGGTAAAAAAAAAGGTAAATCAAAACCTGGTAGAGTAAAAAAAGCAGGAGCATCCTGCAAAGGTTCTGTATCTTCATTAAGAGCAAAAGCAAAAAAGTACGGCGGTGAGAAAGGAAAGATGTACCACTGGTGTGCAAACATGAAAGGCGGAAAGAAAAAATAATGTTCCGCACAGACCTAATCTCTCATACAGATTTTCATAAAGGATTCTGGTATAAATCTAATTATAGTAACTGGTACTATTTTAAAGAACAAGAAAGAGAATATACTCTTAATAATTTAGATTATTCTACGGTTGATAAAGATTTATTATCTTTAGTAAAATTACTTCATAAAAATAATATACCTACTACTCCATCGTGTTCAGGGCATAATTACCCAGGAGAATACTTTGAGGATTTATTTCAAAATATAAAAATAGAAGAACACATAATAAATTCAGTAGGATTAGAACTAACTAATATAGAAACTCAAGAAAAAGTAAAGTTTTATCATCCTACATATAAATTTCTATATGATAAACAGTCTTTTCTTTCTTTTATACCTCCTTATAGTAAACAAGGAGTATTAGGAATTCTGGGAGATTTTTCATATATTGATATAAAAAATATAGATATAGTATTAGATAACCAAATTACCTTATTTTTAGTTAAGGAAAATAATAAGAAAGCCTGGAAAGAATTAGAAAATGCTTTTCAGAGTATTTGGAAACACTAATCTATTTATTTATATACGTATATAATATGGCCTATAAAGAGAAACTCAAAGAGGAACAAGATAAAGGGGTAATCAATACAGACGATAAGAACAAAGCAAAAGAATTATCCGATCAAGGGTATGATGTAAACCTTACCAACGAAGCTCCTGATAATATGTACTATATTAAGGTTAAAAAGGACGATGTTAATATACTTGATAATATTTTAACTACATTTCTTGATTTAAAAGTTCAGTATAACGACGATAAAGAAGGTACTTTTTTCTATTTTACAAAAGATTCTTGGAAACAGTATGAAAAACTTGCTTTACAGTATATAGAAGATCAAAGGCTTACTGATGATATTCTTGATACTAATATTCCTAGTTTAGGCGGGGATACCCTAGAAGAAGAAAGCCAATTAAAGTTTTCTAGAGATGAATTAATAGCAATAGCTAGAGAGGTTGGTAAAGCAGTTGCAAAAGCTGCTATAGAGTTTGGAGGAGAAATAAATTCGGCTAAAATTAAGGACATTTATACATCTGCTTTAAGCCCTACCACTCCTCAGCTTTTTACCGTTCACGTTATATATAAAAACGATAATGAAGAATCATACAGATTTGACATAAGAGGAGATTCTGTATACTTAATAGACCAGTCTTACGATAGAGAGATAGCTGATGTTGGTGTTAAACCTTCTGGAGAAGCTGTTGTTAATAAAGACATAGTCAAAAACGAAATGTTAAAATATTTTAAATCTTTAAACGAAATGCTACCACATAAAAATATTAAACCTGGATCTCCAGAAGATCATGAAAACCAAGCATATAAAAGATTGACAGCTGACGAAAGAGAAAAATTAAAAAAGATTATGAAGATGATTGGTAAAAATGAAGGTAAACCAATGGGCTTTGGAACTGGTCAAGGTAGAAGTAAAACTATCTCTAAAGGTAGAGAAACTAGACCAGACCTTAAAGCAAAACTTGCAGCAGATGAACCTCATAAAGGTAAATATATTATGCATAAAGGAGTACCTCATAAATTTAAAGACGGTAAATTAACCCCTTTAAAAAAGGTAGCAGAAGATGCACTAGGATTTAGCGATATAGAAAAATTAGGCTCTAAAGCTGCTAGTGATATTGACATTTCAGTTAGAAGAGATCCTAATTATACTTTCGGTAAAAGACCTGGTGATGATGATAGATTAAGATACAAGTATGCTAAACAATTAGGATATTTGAAAGAAGAACAACCAACAGTCTTCGATGACGAAAGCATGGATGATTTACTTCAAATTATTTTAAAATACGTTAAAGATCCAAAGGACGCTGAGAAAGAATTAGATATGGTGGACTATGGCGGTTTAGATGCTATGTCACCTGAGTTAACTGCTCAACTAGATAGAGATCCTGAATTCGAAGCATGGTATAATAAACTACACAGCAGTCCTTCAGCAGATACTGATTATATGCAAAGAAGAAGAGAAGAAGATGACTATTACGATGCTGATCAAGCTCAAAAAGACGATGAGGAAGAGTATGAAAGAGGATACGATGACGATGGACTTCCATTAGGAGAAGCTGATACTTCTGAAATAGATGTTTATGGATATCAGACTAAACATTTTGATATATGCCCAGGAGCTACTAAATTATTTAAAGACATAATGGCAGGAGAATATACTGACGGTGTACCTTCTGTTAAAGAACAAGTTAAATTAGCCGGACTAGCCAAGCTTCATGATGTATTGTTTAAAATAGAAAAAGTAGCTTTAAAAGATAGCGATAAAGCAAAAAAACATTTACAGAAAGCTATCAATATTGCCTCTGATATATATGAATTAGGAGCTGAAATAGGATTAGATGCAAACCACAGAGGAGAAGATTTATATTATATAGAAGATCATATTAAAAAAATAAATGATGCAGCTAGAGGAGAATTAGATGAAGTTAGAGGTACTAGCTATTTTTTAAAGACCTATATTCAACCTGCAATAGACGAATTAGTATCAGATGGAGATATTGATGAAAGCGAAGCTGTTATTGAGTTATTAGAACACATTGCTGACAGCTACGGTGTTGAAATTCAAATAGGTGGAGCTGTAAAAGAAATCGTAACTGAAGAATCTGAGTTAGATAAAGTTCTTGTAAATATAAAAAGAGCGTTAGAAGTTTATAAAAAAGTTAAAGACGGAAGCGATCCTGATAAAAAGAAAGATGTTGTTGATTTACTAAAAAAACTTAATATCAAGAAAAAAGAGTTACTAGATAAAGAAGATGATAGAGTATCTAACATAGGAAAGGGACAAGAATTAGATGTAGATGAAGATGCAGATTTATACGAAGCAGAAGCTAAACCAATCCCAGACATGATTAGAAAAGGATATAATCAAAATATTAAAAATGCTCAAACTATGGCATCTGCTTTGATTTCTGTTTTTAATCAATTTAACGAAAAAGAAAGCAATGACTTTTCTCAGCACAGTGGATTAAGTCAAGTATTAAATAAATTGAGAGCTATCTCAAAAGAAGAACCAACAGATAATGAAAAAGAGCAAGCTTAAAAATATTATAGAAGAAGCATACTTCGAAGTTCTTAAAGAGTCTTTATTAGACGAATTAGAAGATGATAATCCTGGACTAAACAAACCAGAGTATAACGTTGGTGATAACGATCATAGCGTATCTGATGATAACATAAGACCTCTTATTCAGCAAAATGAAGCTGAAGAACCAGAACCAGAAGAAGAACCTGATATGGATGCACCTAAAGACACAGTTCTTGAAGATGCCACAGATAAAATATTAGGTAAGTTTCCTACAGTAAAAGCTGCTTTAATTAAACTTCATACAGAAGATTTTAAAGAATTTATAGATAGTATTGATTGGGTATCTCCAAGACCATCTTCATTTAGAATTAATCTTAAAAATGGACAAGATTATACTTTAAAATGGATGGGAGAAGGATTTCAAGCAACTATCATGGGTAAAAGATATTACCTAAATAATATATCCGAATATCAACAAGCATTAGATAAATTAGAAGTACTTTACAGAGAGGCTCCAATGGGGTCTGGAGGTGAAGAAGAGAGCGGAGAAGGAGGAGACTTTGGCGCTGACACCGGTGGCGGTGGTGGAGGCGGAGGAGACTTTCCTGGAGGGGATGACGCTGGAGGAGGTGCTGATACCGCTGATGATGCAGGAGGAGATGACGCCGGAGGTGGATTCCCTGATGACGAAGGAGGAGCTGATTTATCTGGTGAACCTGTTGACTTCGAAGCAGGCGAAGAACCATCATAATGAACTTAATAGATAAATTATATACAGAGTGGGCTTGGAGATCTAAAACAGGTACTCCATCTATGGATAATGCTGAAGATAAAGCTATATTAGAAGACCTTTTTAAAGAGCTAGAACTAGACACTAAACCTGTTTTATCAGAAGCTATTGATTTTCCTGCAGCATTAGAAAAAGCTTTCGATAGTCAAATACCCGCAGCTGAAGGAAGCTATGAAGCTCCAACACAGTCTGGAGTATTGACTATTACTAACGAGAACGATAAAAAAGTATGGAAAGAACTTTTTAATAACAATGCAGGAAATAATACAGTAGGTCCTGGAGAGCTAGCTTTATACTGGTTATATAATTTTCAAAAAAACCCTGTAGTTACTAAAGCAAATCACGATGATGCAGATCCTGATTTAAGCATAGGTACTATTAAAACTGAAGTAAAATCTTATGGAACACATAATGGAAAAATTACTTTAGGTAAATTTGGAGATCAGAAATCTAATTTAAGAGCACTCACTATTATTTTTGGTATTCAAGCTTTGAGCGCAGTACTTAGATTAGAGGATAAAGGTAAGGTTGTAAGACCGACGAGTTTCAGACCTGTTGAATTAGAAGGAGCATTTGAATATTTTTTTAAATTAAAAGATTCACCAGCTCTTTTAGAATCAGCAGATCAGTTTGAGCTTATAAGATCAATTAAAGAAAAAGTAGAGTTCGTAGAAAGATATTTAGGAAGCCCGAAATCTCCTAGAATGGCTGCATCAAGAATGATAGGTAAAATAGCAGAAGAAAAACTTAAAATTAAACCAGGTAATAAAAATTATATAGCTTCAGTATTAGAGTCTGGTGAAATTTATTTCTTTTTAATTGATTTTGCCCAACTTAAACAAGATATTTTTGATAAAGTTACTATTTCAGCTGGGGAAATAAAAGTTGATTTTATGTCTATTTTTGGAAAATCAACTTCTTCAGGAGAAAGAGAAGAAGATTAGTTATGAGTCAGAATATAAAAAAGATAATTGCACAAGAATATCTTAAATGTGCAAAAGATCCTATCTACTTCATGAAAAAGTACTGTTATATACAGCACCCTACTCGTGGACGTATACTATTTGCTTTATATCCTTTTCAGGAAAAAGTACTTCAGCATTTTAAAGACCAGCAATATATCATTACTCTTAAGTCTAGACAGCTAGGAATATCTACTTTATCAGCTGCTTACAGTCTATGGTTAATGGTATTCCATAAAGATAAAAACATACTAGCATTAGCTACTACTCAATCTACTGCACGTAACCTTGTAACTAAGGTAATCTTTATGTACGATCAATTACCTAAGTGGTTAAGACTAAAATCAGTAGAGAAAAACAAATTATCTCTAAGATTAAAAAATGGTTCTAGAATAGCTGCTAAATCATCTAATTCAGATGCTGCAAGATCGGAAGCAGTATCATTGCTGCTTATAGATGAGGCAGCGTTTATAGATAATATTGACGAGACATTTACTGCAGCACAACAAACCTTAGCTACCGGTGGACAATGTTTAGCTTTATCAACTCCAAACGGTATTGGTAACTGGTTCCATTTAACTTGGGAAAAAGCTGAAACTGGAGAAAATAGTTTTTTACCTATAAGATTACCTTGGACGGTACATCCTGAAAGAGATCAATCATGGAGAGATCAACAAGATGCTGACTTAGGTCCTCGTATGGCCGGTCAAGAATGTGACTGTGACTTTTTAAGTTCTGGTGATACAGTATTTGAACCAGAAGATATGTTATATTATGAAAAGACATATGAAAAAGATCCAATGGAAAGAAGAGGGGTTGATAGTAATTTATGGATTTGGGAAGGAGTAGACTACTCTAAGTCATATATGGTAGTAGCCGATGTTGCCAGAGGAGATGCTACTGACTATTCTGCTTTTCATATATTTGATTTAGAAAGCTGCACACAAGTAGGAGAATATAAAGGTAAGATTAGACCTAAAGATTTTGGCAACATACTTGTAGGTATAGCATCAGAATATAACGATGCATTATTAGTGGTAGAAAACGCTAACATTGGATGGGCGACTATAGAGCAAGTAATGGAAAGAGAATATAAGAACTTATATTATAGTCCGACTAATAATTTAGACACAGTAGAATCTTATATGCATAAGTTTGAAAGAGATAAATTAGTTCCTGGCTTTACTATGTCATCTAGAACAAGACCTTTAGTTGTCGCTAAGATGATTGAGTATATAAGAGATAAAGGAGTAACAATTCAATCTAAAAGACTTTTAGGAGAGATGAGAGTTTTTATATGGAAAAATGGAAAAGCTCAAGCTCAAGATAGATATAACGATGATTTAGTAATGGCATTTGCAACAGCACTATATGTAAGAGATACAGCTTTAAGATTAAGACAGCAAGGAATGGACCTAGCTAGAGCTCAATTATCTTCTTTTTCTAATCTTAACTCAAGAAATCAAGCTGTCATTAAAACAGTTGGAAATAAGCCAGAAAATCCTTATCTTATAAAGACGCCTAGTGGTCAAGAAGATATCACCTGGTTGTTAAAATAGACTATTTATTAAAAACGTACATTAATGGCGGATAGATCCTTATTTGGTAGACTACGAAGATTGTTTTCTAACGATATAGTTGTTAGAAACGTAGGCGGTAGAGAATTAAAGATTGCTGACGTAAATCAAATTCAAACTACCGGTAGATACCAAACTAACTCACTTATTGATAGATTTAGTAGATTATACATCTACAATAATAAAAATATATTTAATCCTAATCTTAACTATCAAACGTTAAGAATACAGCTATATTCTGATTATGAAGCTATGGATACTGATCCATTAATTGCTTCTACATTAGATATTATAGCAGACGAAGCCACAGTTAAGAATGATCAAGGAGAAATACTTCAAATCCAATCATCTGACGAAAATATACAAAGAGTACTTTATAATTTATTTTACGATATTTTAAATATTGAATTTAACTTATGGTCTTGGACTAGACAAATGTGTAAGTACGGAGACTTTTTCTTAAAATTAGAAATCTCAGAAAAATTTGGTATATATAACGTTTTACCATATACAGTTTATCATATGGTGAGAAGAGAAGGAGAAGATCCAGATAACCCAGCTAAGGTTATATTTCAGTTAGACCCAGACGGATTAGCATCATCTCAACATCCTAATTACTTACCAAAAAGAAAGAATGATAGAAGAGTAATAGATTTTGATAATTATGAAGTTGCTCACTTTAGACTAATATCAGATACA